ACCAAAACGACCATCTAGCAATCCCATACGCTCTGAATCACTATATTTATCCCAAATAATCCAACTGCCCAAATTTGGGTAATTGCGATCAAGAGTTTCAACATAATAATCTGCGCCCCACAAAAAGATTTCTTTACAATATGAGAACATTTCAAGCAAAGGCTGAGCATTAAATTGTTTGTTATCGCCAATAACATTGTCATACTTCTTGCCACCGCCACCTGCCATTTGACTGTAATCGGTGTCTAAATCCATACCGTAAGGCGGGTCGGTATAAACCATATCAGCCTTAGCCCCATCCATAAGGCGTTCAACGCTTGCCTTATCGGTACTATCCCCGCACATCAAGCGGTGTCTGCCTAGTTGGTAAATATCGCCTAACTTAGTTTTAGGCTCAGCAGGTGGCTCAGGAATCTCATCTTCATCCACAGGCTCAATATCAGCCAACGCGGGTACTTCAAATCCTAGTTCGGTAATGTCCCAATCAGCATCCTGCAATTCAAGAAGTTGCTTGGCAAGTTCTGATTCATCCCACTCAGCTAGTTCAGCCGTTCTATTATCGGCGAGCGCATAAGCTTTGGCGGTGTCGTTATCCCAATCATCAGGGACTTCAGCTACTTCGATCTCTGTCCAACCAAGAGAACGCGCAGCCTCTAGAGTTCCGTTGCCCGCTAAGACAACGCCACGGTGAACCACTAAAGGCTTGCGCTGACCGAACTTTAGCAGACTTGCTGCAATAGCATCCAGGTTGCGCTGAGAGTGTTTGCGGGCGTTTTTAGGGTCTAAAGATAGTTTTGCTATCGAAATCTTCACGGTTGCCTCCCGTTGAAATGTTTATGCGTTCATCTAGGAGGTCATCTATTGCCTCTTGGATGGTTTGCCTTTTGCGCCAATTCATGCGGTTGCCGTATTCGTCTATCTTTAGACGGTCATTGAGGTAACCTATTGCTTCGTCAATTTCGGCGATGGTTATATCGCCCGAAACTATGACCATGAGGCGGCTCTTTCTAGTAGGGGAGCCTTCTCAAGCACAGAAATTCCAATGTAAGACACAGTTTCTCATACTTTTAGAAAATGTCAAATCCGATGGCGGGAGTCATGCGCCTTCTGTAAGGCATCTAGGTCGTAGTGCTTCTTGCCGTTGTATCTCATAGATTTAATCTTATCATCCTTAATCCACCTGTAAATTGTGGCTTTGGAAACTTTATAGATTTTGGCGGCTGATTCTAGGTCAATGACTCTCAATCATCTTTCCTAACAATCGCCATTTCTTACTGTCCCAAATAGTGTCACACGCCCTGCATTTGATCTCAAAAGTTCTATCTAGTTGCTGAGGGTTAATGCGTAAAGTAGCTCCGCAAGGCTTTTCATCTTGTCCGATAGTAGGGCATCTGCCAATAGTGATCTCATCTGATTTATGACCTAGAACAAATTGTATTTTGTGCGCCGTTGTAATGACTGTTGTGGCAAGTTTATCTGCATCAGGGTAATCGGTACGCGCCCACTCAGAACGCTTTAAGATGTATTCAACCGTCATGGTAATTTTGTTTAACTCTTCACCGCGAAAGGTAATGCGGGTTTCTTGTCGTATAGAGCGCATTTTAGTTTCATGTTCCATAAGTGGCCGACTAATCCCTCCGGTGCGTAGGTGTAGCGTTTCTAACTTTACAGGAATGGGTGATGACTCACCGCTTCCCGACACGCGTTCACCGTAACCTTTAGTGGGTAAAAGTTCAGACTCAAGTTCTGTATAGCAAGCAGGAAACTTCTCTAATTGCGACATGGCGTATTGCCAGCAGTTATCGCAAATTGAGTAATCCTGAAACTTTTTACAGTTGGCACATTTCATTTATTGCGTTTAGCCTTAAATGCCTCTACCTGTTCGCGGCTATAAAAGACAAGCTTGCCTTCTTTTTTTACCCAACGCAAATGACCGCGATGTTGTATTTGGTGAAGGTTGTTGTGGGTAATGCTAAGAAGCTCGCATACCTCTTTAGAGGTTAGGAGTTCCAAAATGAGTCTGCCTCAGCCTGTGGCTTAGGTTGCGCGTACTTCGCTTTAGGGATAACTGCAAATGATTCAGCCTTGATCTCAATACCAACCTTAGTTGTTCCGTCTTTGGCTTGATAAGTTGAAACTTTGAGGTTGCCAATAACAAGAACCTTGTCACCCTTTTTAATCTCAGTTGCGGTTTCTGCTTGCTTGCCTAATACAGAAATGCGATACCAAACAGTTTCGCCATCTACCCATTCGCTACCTCTGCGTTCGCGTGGGGTTTCAGCTAATGAAAATGATGTAACGGCAAAATCACCGTTAGCGCCTTTAAGGAATTTGATTTCGGCATCTGTGCCGACATTGCCTGTTACTTCAACTCTTGCCATGATTCGCCCTCTATATCTATGTAGTTGCCTTCATTGTCTAGTCTAACAATCCTACTATCAGGCAGGTGCAACGGGTATTTCTCCGTATCTCCATAAGTAGGAACCATCCACCCCTTGACCGTAGCCTTCGTTGGGTTGAGGTGGATGGAATCTGTGCCTAAATTGTGGCAGGGATGGCATACGCCAACAAGATTGCTGACCTCATCCTTGCCCCCTCGACTTTTTAATTTGCGGTGATGAAGGGCTAAATCCGATGACGGCTTACCGCATCTCTCACAATAACCATTTGCCCTGGCTAATACTGTGTTCGCAACTATCTTATCCATTTTTCCTGCTCAAAATAAATAAAAGGCCCTGCGGTGTATGGGTCTTTATCGGCGGCTATCTCTAACGCTTTCTTAATGCTCGCGCCAGCTTTAAGAGCGCCAATAGCCAATGAACTTCCGCTACCAATGCCGTATATACCATCAGAATCAAGACAAACGGCAAAATCATCAGCAATGTCAAAAACCTCGCCACCAATCGCAATAAGAAAAGCAAACTTAGTTTCATCATCTTTATCATCATCCCATTTGTAGTCATTATCTTTGAAGCATTGTTTCATTGACGGCACAACTCGGCTAACAATAAAATGATACAAGTCTGCTCTGTCTGCTGCGATTGGTGCAGGTGGTTTCCAAATGTGCTGAATGATGTCGCAAGCCGCGCTCTCTCCGGCTCCCGCAATAATGTATGGGCCGCGTTCAACAATTTTTGCCATTTGTGGATGTGAATACTTGCGAGTAGCTGTTACTAAAGAGTCTGCGGCAATATGAACTCTAGTAGGAGTTATCTTGGCTAAGATTGTGGTCACGCGGTTATCTTACACCATTGTAATTTAAGTGAGGGGGGAGCGGCTTGCGCTCAACCCCCTCGTATTCATACTAGGAACGGCTAGTATGAAATCTAGTACCAACCATGATTAAGATGGAAAGCGTAGGCTTGGCATGAATTTCCATACCGAACCTTGATGTATCTAAGCCCCGCTTGTACCTGGATAATTGGGTTAGTCGTTTTGACATAACCGTAGTTTTCCCAAGTGTGCGGCATAAACTGAAAAATACCAAAAGCTCCCGAACTACGATTTCTTGCTTTCGTATTCCAATGGCTCTCAAGTCGTATCAGCTTATCTAAGCAACTGAACTCTTTAGAAGGTACGAGAGTTTTGGCATAAGCGCGAGGCTGATGTCCAAACTTCTCTATTAGCTTCATCTGAGGTTCAAGAGCTATGGCTGGTGTTGCAAACGCTATTCCTACCGCAAGTGCGGCTATTAAAAGGAAGCGCCTCTTTAACTCTATTAGTAGCCAATCTCTCCCCTGACTAGAACTTCGATGGCTGTGCCTCCGTTGTTAAGTGCGTTCATTTCTGAACCTCCTTAGTTGTCGGTTGGGTTTATTATAGCAAGTCCGTGTTTGGCGTAACCCTCAATGTCTAGCCAAGAGTCCTCATGCTCAGGATTTGCGCTTAATCGGACTAATTTAAGGGCAATCATCATTTGGGCAACCTGTTCAGGCTCAATGACTATTTTTTGGTCAAGAACAAGGCTCCACATAAGCCCAATCTTAGTAAAGTTTTCCTTGGCATCGCCATACTGCTCTTGGCGTTCAGCAAGGATATGTTCAATCATTTTCAAG